TGTCTTTTTTTGAATTGATTTTTTTGGTAATGTTTCTTTTTCACTCATAATATTTGTTTTTAAAAAATGGGTAAGTGATTAACACTTACCCATTATTATATTTATATTTTTTTTTTAATTAAAATGGGAGGTCATCGTCATCTTCATCCTCGTCAGATACTGATGCGGCTACTGGTTCAGGTGAACTAACGGTTTTTTGTGATTCAACTTTAGCTGAACCAATCTCCAACTCATCTTCTAAACTATCATCATCATCAGATGGTGCATTAGTTTTAGATTCTAATTCTAGTTTTCCAATATAACATTTTCCATCTTTATCCCAAACTGGTGTATCACCTTTAACGATAATTTTCAAATAATCATAGTTTCTTAAACTATAAACATCTTCCCAAGTCCTAGTGTCTTCAGACCATTCTTTTACTTTGTCAGCATTTGAACTTAATTGTGATGTTTCTAAAGGGTATGATACACTTTGAACTACTGATGATTGACCATCTTTAACGATTAAAATGTTTAAATCTCTACCGTTTTCAACATCTGTAATATCATGTTTAACTGTAGCAATTGCCCCCATGATTTTATCCATAACACCTTGTTTTTTGTAATTGTGTTTAAATCTCCAGAATTTAACTCCTTCATTTTCTTTGTCTCGGTCAATTACCTTAACTACATAAAATTGTCTAGCTGAATATTGTTTTGCCAATTCTTTGTCTTCTTCTTTACCAGTTGCAAGTAATGCTTCTCTGGCTTGGCAAAATGGGCAGTCTTCACCCTTTTCATGTTTTGGACATGGAAATGTTTTCCATTCTCCGTTTACCTTTTTAACGTGACCCCACATTGTTGTAAATGGTGTCTTACTTCCTTCACTAGGTGGTAACACCCTAATTCTTTTTGTTTCACTATCAACACCTTTTGGTAACATTGTGTTAAAATAGTTCTTTAAGTCATACGTTTTTTGAGAACCGTTATCTCTTTTTCCATTGTGTGATGATTCATATTGTTTCATCATCTCTTCAAAAATACTCATAATTTATATTTGTTTGATTGTTATACTATTTAATTTTACTATTTAATTTTACTATATATAATATACTAAATATTTTATAAAAGTAAAGTTGGATTTTAATATTTTTTAATTTAATTCAATAAATTTTGTTTAGTAATTAACTATATTACAAAGCTACTAACATTTTATACTAACGACAACTTTTTTATATAATTTATTTTGTATAAACTAAAAAAACAAGCTAATTAGCTTGTTTTTAAATATATTAATATGTTTATTTTTTTTAAAAAGCACTTTCTTCGTAATCAGTATCGAAAGTATCTTCAACATTTGATTCAGAATAACTATCATCAACATCTTTTTGTGTTAACACATATTCTTCAGGTTTGTCTGATTCAGCGCCAGTATCATATCTATCACCTTTATCGGCCCAAAAATCACTCAATTTAACACTGTATGGATATGAATCTAATGAACGCATTTCTAATTTTTCTTTAGGTGTTGGATTTCTTCTTTCAATTTCTTTTTCTAAACCTTCAATTTTATCAGATATAGCACTCATTGATGATAATTGATTTTCTAATTTATCAACCATACCCATTAGTTGGTCTATTTTAGAATTTGCTGAGTCAGCTGATTGTTTTGCGGCTTCTGAACCTTTAACTAGTTCTGTAACATCTAATTCAACTTCATCTCCAGCTGGTTCTTCTATCGGCATTTCTTCAGCTGGTGGTGCTGCACTAACATCATCGGCTGGCATTTCAGCGTTTGCATCATCAACTGGTGCTTCTGGTGTATCAGTTTTAGCTTCAATATCAGCAGTGATATCTTTAACATCTGTATCCACATTGTCATCAGCTGGTAAATCCATTTCATCTTCTTCAGCTTCAGCCATACCTAGAATAATATTAGGTTCTGGTGCTCTATCATCTTCCATTGTTACGATTGGGAAATTTTCAGATATTGGATTTCTATCATCGTAATAATTATAATCACTTAGTGATTTAAATCTTTTAAGTTCTTCACTTAATAATGCTTTATTTATTTTTTTATTTTTCATTTTAGTTGATTCATTAACTGGGAAATGTTGTAATCTTTGATGTGTATCATCTAAGTATTTATATAACTTATTTAAGGTATTTGTATCTAACCCCATGACATAACTAAATAATGTATCATTATTAGCTAAATCAATTTCAGTGTTTAAACCATAGTTATCTTTCAATATATCAAAAAGATTTTTATAATAAGTTGGGTCTATCTTGTATCCACTTATTTTACTATCAGTAAATAATTTTGAAATTTCACCTAATTTATCCACCACACCCATTCTTAATTGTAAGATATTTGATGTATCATTAGTGGAACCGAATGGATTATTTGTTGTCATATTAAAATAATAATTGCCTTCCGTCTTCAGTTATTATTTTTTTGTTGATTCTCTCAACTAAACTTTTATCGTTTTTAATAATGCAACCCTCATCATTACATTCTACGTTTTTATTTTCAGTAGTTAAAAACTCATCAAGTTTATTCTCTAAATTTTGTTTTTTATTATTATCTTCCATAACTATTATTTTAAATTTTAATTATCTATTTGTATATAAATATCTAATAATCTTATAAAATTCGCTTAATTTCGGTTATTACTAAATTATTATTTCTAATTAACAATAATTTATCCTGATATAATGACCAATCAATTTTTACATTCTTATAGTTAATGTTTCCAAAGTTTTCACTATTGTAACTTTCTATTAACTTATTTAATGCGTTAATACTATAAATAGCATTACCTTTTTTATGTATTAATGTGGCATTCGGGAAAATTTCTTTGAAGTTTACTTTTTTACCAAATTTAATTAAAAACTTGAAAGTGACCATATGTTTAGATTCATCATCTGTCTCATAAATAAAAACAGTGTTTTTAGGTATAGCGAAATCAGATTCTAAATAATTTAGAAACCAATCTACTCTATCCTTAAAAATAAAAGATGCTAATAATACTGTTTTATCCATACTCTATAGAATACAAAAATGGTATGTACTTGACTTCGTTATTTAGCATGTCAATTACATCCTTGTATTCTATAAGTATTTCTTTATTATCTAAAAATACTGAACAGTACGATTTTATTTTATATAACACATCATCGGTATTATAGTCCATATATTTCAATAGAGTTAAATCGATACCGTATATGGTTTTTTCAACGAAAATGTATAGCATTTTATTGTTTAAATACCCCACAACATTCTCGTTTTTTTTAATAAATCTAAATGTATTTTTTAATTCATTTTCATTTAATTGAATTAAATCAATAAATTTGTATTCAATATCTTTAATTAGTAATCCATAGCAATATTCATTGAAATCATAAAAATCATCTTCAAAGATATCCCTACGTTCACTTTTTTTAAATGTCCAAAAAATATTTTCTGATAATTTTTTATCAATAAAGTCTGCGTTTGGGTTTATTATTTTAACAATATCCCAACCTACAATTAAAGTAGGTAACCCATCAATGATATCATCCAATGAATTAACTACTTTAAAATATTTATCAACATTAATATTACTATGTGTTACTATATTTCCAACAAACATATTGCAAATATAGTAAATAAAATTTAAAAAATCATATTTAAGTGCTACCAGCAATATTTTTACCACTCATTTTACCAGAGCTTAATATTTTTGCAACATATGTATCTGGTGGTACACCGTTTGATGTTTTACAACCAACCCCTCCTAGTTTCCAAACACATAAATCACCATTTGGTGGTTTTTGTAATTTAACCGCAACATCATATGCTTCTTGTTTGTCTTTTATTCCATCTTTTAATGCTTTTACTATATTCGGATACAAACCATTTGTTAATGTTTTATATGTTCCACCAACACCTTCATCAATATTAGTATAATATTGCACATTTTCATTTACACCAGTAGTTATACATGCATATGAATTACCAAAAGGTTGTTTGGTATTAAAAGCGTTCCAATAACATGTTGAATTTTCGATTTGATTCCAAGCAATCAAAAATAATTTATTACCATCTGTTTTAGGTGCTCCTAATTTATCTAATAATTTATCATAAAACTTCATAGTTCCAGAATTAACATTAGGTAATGATTGTGGTGTAACTTTTTTACCACCACCATTTTCGGTACCATCACCTTGCTTTATGTATTTATAATCACAACCTGTATATACGGCTTCTTTTCCAGAAGAATCTTTAGGATTTTTAACAAAACTTTTTACAGTACCACTAGTATTCATTTTATAACCATAAACTGTTGGGTTTGCTTCAACCATACATTTAGCAGCAGTACCATGATATTCAAAATGCCAATGTTCATCAAGTTTGGAACCGTCTCTAAGTATATATGGTAATACCCAACCATACATATATGAATTATCATATAACCATTTTATTGCTGGGTTTGTATCAATTTTAAAAGAGGCTGGAGTATTTGAAATGTTATGTATAGTTTCACCATCTTTCTTAAAAAATTGTAAATCCACAGCCATTCCCCAACCATGTGGTGATGTACCTGGTGTTGCAGCATCATTAGGTTTACCCTGAGCAGTCTTATCTCTTTTAACTTGTTCTTGTTTAGCAAAATCTCTAAAAATAGATGTTATATATGTATATACTTTTTTATTTCCACTACCCTTACCACTAAATCCATTTGTAGACATCCAATCAGTCCAATCATTTAACATATTTATAAGTGGTTCCACGGCTTCACTTAATAATAAATTTTCAGATTTTTCACTTTTTTTATTATCTGGGTCCCCAACACCTTTAAGTTTTTCAAATGGTATTCCTTTAACTGTTATATTACCAGACACTACATTACCGTTTGTTCCACCATTATCAATTATTGTTTTTACAATAGGCGCATAATAACCAGCTGATTGTCCTCTATTTGATGTTATCTGAGCACCATTACCAGTTGCACCAACTAAAT